GGAATACCTCTTGCACCATATACAGACGTACCATATGTTCCTGTACCGTACACTGCAGCCGAACTTTGTGTTGTAAGACTATAGGCAGAAGGTTGTGGTACACTGGAATCTTCAAAATCATACTTTACAAATAATGAAGCATCTACATCACCTTCTGTATCAAAATTGAGATTTATCCGTTGCATACTTTTACGGATACCTGCATCTCCCATTGTCAGGTCTGGAGAGCGATAGATAGCGGCAATATTTGTTCCTGAAAATGTATTTCCTGTCTCCTGCTTATAGATGTAACCGTCATAGCCCCCATGCACAACTGTTTCTGTTGTTCCTACAAAGTCCGAATCACAACTTGCAGCTTTAATTCCTTTTAAATCAGAATATTCCCATCCAATTTGTCCTTGCGGATTTGCCTTGATAACACCTATAATGCCTTTTGCTCCTGATTCTACGCCACCTACTGTGGGATAGAACAATCTGTATTGGCTCTTGGATCGAATAACCACGGAAGCAATATTATCAAACCCTATCTCGTTAATACGCTCCTGTATCTGTTTTGATACTGTACCAAGTTCTACGTCACCAATTCGTGCTGTACCTGCGATAGTACGCAATCCATCAGGAGCCAGAAAGATAAGATCACCACCGATTTCCTGTACACTGTTTCCATCGCTTGTTCCAATGTTTCTGGATACAGGTGTAACTGCAAAATCGGAAACAGTACTTCCTGTAAGTTTGTAAATTCTGTCTTTACCAAAAATAATAAGCGAATCACGAAACGATTTGAGAGCAACAACTTCTGTATCTACTTTTACGTTTCCAGATCCCGTACCCGTATAATCTGTATCATCTCCTAGTACTGTCCATTGTACCTGTTGCTTTGCTGCAGAGGCTCCTCCATAGAAAAGATGGTTCTTAAAAGCAGCCACTGAAGTAGCATTGGCAGGTGCGCCACTTGCGTTAAGAGCCGTTCCCGTTCCTGTGCCTGTCCATTTAGTTGGTGTATTTGCACCATCTACCCATACAAGCGTATCCGTACCTCCGAAATTATACTTTTCAAATCTAGGGCGTGATGGTGTATTAGATTGTGTAGCGACTGCCGAAAAAGAACCTCCCGTACTAAACTTTACAGCCGTACCTGAGATTGCTACAACACCACTATTAAAGACAGAAACACCTGTTACTTTAGCTGTACCGTTTACCTGACTTGAAGAGTATTTAGTTGTTCCTTTTAATCTCCTGTATCCTCCTTTTACAGACGGTTCAAAATTCTGTAAAATAGATGCAGCACCTACTGGCATCGTATACACATCACGATCCAGCATAAGACCACCAGACGTTGTAACAACATACGGGGAGATATACTCAGGCGCAGTAACTTGTGCCATTAAGTATTAACTCCTATCAGTCTTCCTGCACCTCTTAATCCTTTAGGATACATATAGCTTTTACGGTTAAGCAATTCTACACGCATTCTCTTTACGCCTTCTACATAATCTTTTTCTGCAAGTTGCGCTCCAGCAACATTGGCTCTCATCATATAAGCGTAGTACTTGGCTCTATTTACAACCGTATCTTGAAAACGTGTGGGCAGGGAAGGAACGTCAGTATACGCAGATAGATCAGAATGAGTCTGATAGTATTTAAATGTTGCACTCATAACCCTGTCAGGTATTGGCGATACACCAAACTTGTCATCTGTAGTCTGGTATACATAGATTGGTTTTGCAAATTGATTCTTGGAAGTTTGATCTAGATCTGTTTCTGAAAAATTATCAAACCATTCATCATGGGTAATGAACTCCAGCTTGGTAGGCTGTTCATTTTCAACAACTTCAACCGTATCTATCTCCACGTTACTTCCGCTTGATTCGGCAAAACCAATATAGGTAGTAGTAGCAGTTGCGGTAAATTCCGTAGTTTGCCATTCACCATCACCAGCATTTGTAATACTTAAAGTCTGGGTAGAAATCTGGGTTCCCCCTGACGATGTTCCAATCTTCAATGTAACGTCATTGGAAAAAGTTCTTGTACGTACAACATACTGTTTGTTGATAATCGTCTGGATATCCTGTGTAACTTCAGCCGTGTTAAGACGTAAAGCCCCTGCAATACTTACACCAGCATTCGTAGTCTCTGTCCGTATAGGACTGCCAGATACTGTAGACCAATCCGAAAGATTAACTGAAAAGGTACTATTTGTTATAAGATTCTTTGGTCTGAGCATAAACGAATCCCAATCAACTTTACGAAAGTCGCTAGGAAGATCATAT